CTTGCACTAGGTAGCAAGAACCATATTTAAATCAATGGAGAACGTGGGTTTAATCAGCCGCTAATTCACGGTCTGAACCCATTTCCATCCATACTTTGATCATTTCACTGTCAGTCAACATTTCACGCCATACGTCAACGTTAATGCCTTGGGTGTCAAGGAAAAAGTCGAGCGCGATCATGTCGCAAGCCGCCGCGAAAGTGCGTTGCGTCAGTCTTGCACGCAATGTCAATGAATCGTCCAAAGATAAATCGTCACGTGCAACAGAACGTGAGATTACAGCTTCGTGCACTTCCTGACGGAATGCAGGAGACAAGCGTTGTGCCATCGTTAACAATGAACGAGCGATGCGACGTTTCATGAATGAAAAGAACTCATCGCCCGGAGCACGATGTGTGCGCCATGCCGGACTGACAACGTCTCCAACGTCACCAAGCAGATCGTCCTCAGACGCGACGACAGTAGTTGCAGCCATCGCCTTAAGGATAGATTGCGCCGAAGCGAACGCGGACGCATAGCCATAAATAACGGCTTCGTTGAAGTGAGGCAACACAAGCGATGTCATTTCGCGACTACGCATCGACGCGAAACTAGACGGCTTGAACGCACCCTGCATCAACACATCGTTTACCGAGATGCTGAACGAGTAACGTTTGCCGACATTACGCAAAATGCGACTGTCAAAAGCAACCACCGTCGTATTAAACGCAGCAGGTCCGAGAACCTGCGGCTTGATGGCCACCGCGTCCAACGGATCGAACTCTTGCGCAGAGAGGATAGCCTCAACTGGGTCACAAGTGATAACCTCTGTACGAAGGTGAGATCCAGATAAAATATCAAGATTAATCTCGTTGGTTTTTACAGAAAACCACCACTTAGGTTGCCAGGCTTCGTCGAGGTCGCCCTGAGTCGTTTTGTTGAGTACGTTCGCGGTGTACGATGTTACTTCAACCCCTTTCTCATTAGCGTGTACGGATAAGCGTTCGCTTAGCATACACGCCACGGTAACGATGTCGACACCAGCGTCAAGCATATCGATCGTGTATAACGCGCGATGGCCGCCCCATCCAGCTTCGACAGCGTCGGTCAGCAGGTTATAAACCATATCCGCGCCTGTCGCAGTACTAAAGTCGGCCGTGCCATAGGCTGACTGGATAGCATCAGCAATACGATCTTTCGTTGCGTGAATGCTGTACGCACCTTCCATAATCGCATCTTCAATTGCAAACACAGCTTGAGCTACAGGCTGCACGCGCGCGTTGCGGTATAAAACAGACGCTACCACTTTGCCTTTAACGTCACGTACCTTACGCACACCGAAGGAGCGTAAAACTTCGGTTTTCGAAACCCAAGCGTAGCGTTCAGACGACTTGAGCGCTGCCAATATAGTGGGAGCCCACTGATTCAACTTCCAACCCTCGCTTTGAGGAGCGATAGTGGTGCGTGGAGGAATAGCAAGCGCGGCACGAACAAACACCATGTTTTGAGCGAGTTCCGCAATAACAGAGTGGTTACGCCAGTCCGAAGGAACGACGCCCTTCAAAGAACCGCCAGATAACGTAGGGTCGAGATGCGCGCGCACCCCTTTCACGATATCATCGACGATAGTCGCGAGATCGTGGTACTCATACAAAGCTAAACCGATAGGACGGAATGCTTCAGCTAACGTCTCACCGAGGACGCTAACAGTGTAACGACCTTCGCGATCGATAGCGGACGCCTTCGCAGCTTTAACCGCCTGAGATACCTGATACATAGCCACGTCATGTTGAATATCTTCAGCAGTAACGCGCTTCATAGGGTACCGCACGTGTTTAGAGTATTTGATATTACCAGATACCAGACCAAGATCAATCAGTGTAGGCAACACCAACTCCATGATCACACCTGTGGTAACAGGTTCGTACTCAGCCATTAACACGCGATGGATATCAACTTTGTTCAGAAGACCATCATTTGGACGGAAGGTACGAGAAGTGTTCGCGATACCTGGTAACAAGTTCTTGAACGTAGTTGCGAACTTGCGACGTGCGAAGTAATCGGAAACCTCCGCGCGGATGGTCTCATCAACGAGGGCCTCGGTTACGAAACGAAGGCTTGGGGCAGTGCCCCACACGTCAACGGTTGTAGATAAGCCTTCCCAACGATCGAGCAGGTCGGAAAGAATGGTAACGTTAATACGGTCACCATCTTCAGGAAGAGCGGACCCAACGTCAGCGCGAGCGTAAGACGTGATACGTGAACCTCCTTTATCCGTTAGCACAGACTCGTCCACGTCGTGTGACGTAACTTGTTTTGGAAGTTTTGCTGCTTTATCGTTTGTAGCTTTAGTCATGATATGTCCTTTAGTAATAAATTAAGATTCGTCTTGCAAAATCATTGCGCGACGTACAGAATCAGAAAGCGCTTCTGCGGTTACTCTTGCTGTGAGCGGTTTGTCAGGATGTGCGTCGTTGTTGACAGACGATCCTTTGTCCGCGTCGGCCGTAATAGTGGCGTTGCCAGCCTTGTCGAACGTCATGTCGATAAACCCATGAGTGCGCGGCAACCCCTCGCCTTGTCTGGCCCAGAACTCCCAACGATTTCCACGCTTAACGATAGCCATTGTGGCGTTGGACTGGGTGCTAGACACAAGCATATCTACTACCGCCTGGTCTTCCACGGATGGGTTGATAGGCACGAACACCGTAGTGCCTGTTTCACAACCAGTCGTGGACCATGATGAAAGCGACGCGAGCAAATCGCGTGATATACCGGATTTCATCAGGTTACCACCAGAACCAAGGAGGTCCTTTACAGAGTCAAGTACGACGTCGGAACTCGAGGCGAGCGCCTGGGCTAAACCGAATGCCGCGGCGTCGTCTTCGTCCGTGTATCCAGCGAGTGGTTCGCCGACACGAACTAGCGAGTAAGACTCTGTCCCGTATGCAGCAAGGGCGTGCGCCAGAGGTGTTTTACCTTCGCCGCCAAGAGCGACGATAGCGCACACGCCGCAAGGGATGATAACGTTACCGATGCGCTTATTGGCAGGCGCTGAGCCAGTTACGTAATCAGTGATCCTAGGGTGAACACCGGATGTGACGGTATCGTAGACTGGAACGTTTCCGTCGTCGTCTTCGTCCGGCGCCTCAGGTTGTTCGTACAGCTGTCCATTCTTGTCAACTGCTGCAACGGCCCTGCCGTAACGTACAGCAAGGGCGTAGTCATCGTTCGCATCCGCGATGGCTTTCTCGAAGTTGCCGCGCTGCAGTCCGGGAGTGGATGCGACGTGCTTCATTTGTTTTACGTGGTTCTCACGGCCATCGACTGTTTCGATGGAATGTGTACTTCTGATCATACCAATACTCCTTTATAGTATTTAGATAAATATTTCTCAACGACACTCAGAGGTATCTTTGAAGTCGTTAAATCAAGAACATTGTCACTTACTTCATCAGCCATAAACTTATAATGCAGTTTATTCGGATCTTCGATCACCTCGCGATCAATAGCAGTCAGTTGGTCCCCACGGATAGGAAGTTCACTGTGTGCTTTGGTAACCATAGACATGAAATCACCGTAGATCGGAGCGAGCCTATCACGATAGAGTTTCATGTGCAGATCCCAGGCACTCTGACCCAAGGGGGTCTTGACCAGGTTATTAATGCGGTCGATCGTACCAATAGGCCAGAACGGCCTGTGAATGCCACCGATAGAACGCTCTGGAATCCAAATCTTCTCGAACGTAGTGTGCATTTTGGCAGTCGGATCATACTCCGTCTCGCCTTTCTTAACTAATAGCTGACCAGAAAACGCTTGTCCTATTTCAGGACTTACTACGTAACGGCCGTTTTTCACGTCCGAACGTAACTTTTTGAAGCGTTCTAGATCACTAGACATGTAAGCCCAGACGATCTCGTCATCTCCATTGTTTACCACACCCATTTGGCCTTTTCCTTCAAGGTACCATTTGCATCGTCCCACCAAAGGATAAATCTTGTTGATAACGATAAAAGTGTCGATAACTTTGTTAACTTTAGCCATCAGAGAAGTGAGAGCATGACCGGATCTGTTACCGGCGATGATTTCTTCAGTCCAGTCTCTCGGATCGCCGACCCAAACGCCTCCCCTACCCTCCAGTGACAGAGGTTTCGAATAGTAGGGTGACGTGTATAATCGCCATGAAGCCTTAACGATACGTTCGTCCAGCACTTCCGACATCACGTCATGTGGCACGCGAATGTCATCTCGCGACATACTGCGATCATAGTCGGTAACATCAGAACAGAAAATGTACTTCCCGTTCGTTTGCGCTTTGATCTGGTCTTCCGTATTCACGTGAAACGTGCTTGGAAAGCGATCAAACATGCTTTTCATTATCGGAGTCGAGAACATCTGCAAGAAACAGTTGATGACCCAAGGACCCGCCTGTACTATTCGAGCTCGTATTGCACTGAAATCCGCGTACTCTTGACCATCGATGACGACGCGTTTATCAGCGTTAAACACTTTACCACTCCGCCCTCCAGTGAGCGCATACTCAAGATCGAAGACGATCCTGTCCTTACCAGGTTGATCGACCTGCCCCCGTTTTTGCAAGTACATAGCAAAACACGCTTCGTACTCGTTTGCGAGGGCGAGCCAATCATCGCTCGCGACGGCGTTCAAAAACCGTTCAAAACGATCACCGTCCATCAACCATTCGACGTAAGCCAGCTTCCACTGCGTATCAGCTGAGAACCGACGCATGCCGCCTGTCGATAGCTTTGCGACGTTGACGGCGCTGACACGCGCGGAAGCGAAGATCAAATTCCACACTTCAAACGCGATCTTTTTGGAGTCACCCTCCAGGTCGGCGGGTAATCCAAGCTCCTGCCTGTACAGCGCATTATCCTTCGGAACGTAACTCATGGGATTCATGAAGTAGCCCGCAGGACAGCGCAAACGATCGAAATTGGTGTGAACACCGTTATCGGTAAAACCATCTTTGTCGACAGATACAGCAAACGTTTTATTCAATTGTTCGCTTAGCTCGCGTTGAAACTCGAGCACAGGCCTATCAAAAGAATAGACGCCAGGCAACAGCGTAACAGAATTTCTCGTGATCAGTGAAGACGCGTGGGCAGAAGGACCGTTTGCGAATAGCCTAGACAGGTAAGTCTTCGCATCCAGTTGCGGCAAGACACCGTACTTCGAAACGTATTCCGACGGCGGCACGCGGCCCCAACGAGGAGGAGGTTCGTCGGCCCTAGGGTCACGAGTAGAAGTGCTTCTTTTGTACGCGGCGGCCTTCTCTTTCTTCTCCGCTTTAATGGCTGAGTCGATGTCCATTATTCTTCGTCCTCGACGGTGTCGCCGCCAATAACGAAATCTTCAAACGCCTTCACACTTCCGTCTTTACGTGTGTATTGCGCTTTCTCTCGATCATGAGTGGAGGCCTCGGTGGCGGCCAAAAGCTCGGCGGTATCTGCGGCCGCTTTGATGTCGCTGACAAGCACGCTATACGACGCGCGATCAAGATTCCAGACGTGTTTTTCGAACTCACTGTTGTACTCGGCCTCAGGTAGGCCTGCCAGAAGTGTTAGATTCAAGTCAAACACTTTTGTATTTCCGGTCAGCACAGCGAGGATAGCGTAAGACTCGGGTGAAAACAATAGAACGGAGCGATCGGGCGCTTTCTCTATGTCGTAAATGCTCTCAACCGTGAAATAGGACATGATACCGTCGTCAGGCATAGTCTGAGGCGCCGGGGCGACAAAATATGAACGACGAGGTCCCTTTGAAGTTTCCTCTTTGCTGGGAATGTGTAATGCAAGATCCATTTTAATGCTCCTTCTATTTAATATAAGCTTCTCGTTGCCGAGGAGCGGGTACGACGCTTCGACAATGAATAAATCGCTAGGCAGCGAACGTAGGGATGACATGAGATTCCGGGCTTCAATTTGACCCAGATTCATGCGACCGGTTCGTCCGTCGGTGGGACGCACCGTGAACGACGCTCGAACATTGTTGTCAACGTCTGTGATTTCGTACGTAATTTTATCCATTAATCCTCCTATGGAAATACTGAAGCGTCAAACTCGACGGTATCTTCCTCGGTTAAACCAAGAAATTCAGCAGTGTTAATGATGCTATCAGGTTCTGGATCATTTGGAGCGGACTGTACCAGACGCTCGATCCTAATGAGACCGTAGCCAAGATAGAAGGCGGCTCTAACTAGGGGCAGCCTTTCCGGATGTTTATCTAAACCAAGTTTCTTCCAAGCGATTGGACCAAGGTAGATCTTCATATAGCCTCCTATGC